CCTGCAATTTACCCGCACCACGAAGCGTGGGCCGCGGCCCATGGCTACCGGACCAAGGTGCAAGCTCCAAGCGTCAAGCCGGAAGATCTCAACGCCGCGAACTCAAACCAGTTCGTAAAAGGTGCAAGCTCCAAGCACCAAGCTGCAAGCCGCAAGCGTCAAGCTTCAAAAGTTTTTTGAATATCAATCCAATTCATTGAGTCCCAAGCGCCAAGCCCCTTGGATAATAGTTCCTGGACCATGGACCCTGGAACAAGTTTCAAGGAGCACGGACCGAGGGTCCGGGCTAAGATAAATGTATTCTTAGGATGTGATTTATGGAAAGCAATTTGGTGTGGTGAAAACTTTACCTTGTTCCTCTTTGCGACTTTTAATTCTACAGTGAAAAACTTCCCAGAAGTATTGTAGCCCAACACATCAGGCATACCAAGTAAGCTAAGGTTTTCAATACGATTCCAGATGATGGAGCATGTATTTTTTTTAAGATCTTGGTATAATTTTCTTTCTGGACCCATAATGTTTTCAAGGTTACTCCGGTATGTTCAGAGCACGTATTATTTCTTTTTTAGTTGGCTTAAATACTACACGTACAGTACCATCTCCAATGAGACTTGACTCCTCTACATCTATCCGTTTCACCTCTTCTAGATAAGGTCCAACCTTCATGTAAATCTTTGCATTGTTAATGGCATTTCCTTTTTTACCATCAATAAAATGCTCCAAATAATTCATTAAATCTTTTATATACATTACATTCCTGACTTACGCATTCCATCCACTCTTTTATCTAGGACGTCGCGCATCTTCTTATTCTCTTCCTCTAACTCTGTCAATTTTTCTTGTAATTTTCCGTTCAGTTTTTGATGTGACTCATTAATCTCGAGTGCCTCAGCAATCCTATTAAATAAATTATTATTTTCTCGCTTGGTTCGATCCAACTCATTTTGAAGATGATTGCATCTTGCTTGAGCTTCTCTAACTCGATTAGTTTCAATTCCTTTCATAATACTGAGCTCTCCCTCAGCTTCTTCTGCTCTTTTCTTCATGTTAGCTAAAGGTGTTCGATCCTTTCTCATCTCTGCGATAGTACACGCAGCCTTGAGGGCATCTCTTTTCAAACGCATATCTTCCTGAATCGGAACAGCATCAGCATAACTAACATTATGCTCTTTAGCTATTTCCCAAAGCGTTGGATTATCCTGTTCTTCTCCTTCTTCTTTTTCTTTTTTCACATTGACTTTTTATCAATGTTACCTTAAATTGTCAATATGGGTGTACCAAAAAGATTAACTGAAATGCAAATGAGATTCGCTGAATTCGTAGTGTTCGGAGGTCCAGAAGGACCTATGACCCAGGGAGAAGCAGCTATTGCTGCAGGCTATAGTGCACAGAGATCAAGACAAGAAGGATCAGAACTCTTAAATCCAAGACTCAGTCCATTGGTAGTTCAATATGTAGGTAGACTCAAAGAGGAAAGACTTAAAAAATTTGAAGTAAGCTACGAAGGACACGTGGCTGAACTGGCGCGTCTTAGAGAGATGGCGTTGAAGAAGGGAAGTTTTTCTTCTGCTGTAAACGCCGAAACAAACCGAGGCAAGGCAGCAGGATTATACATAGAACGAAAAATAATAAAACATGGGAAATTAGAAGATATGTCAGAACAGGAATTAGAATTAAAAATGAAACAAATTCTAGACGATTACGCACCAATTTTAAATGTGACTCCTGCACCTAAAATATCCTCTAATAAACGTTCAAAAAAAGGGAGTAAGAAAGGGCAAAAATCAGTACTAATAAAGCTATAATTATTACCCCGTCTGGATTCCACACTTATTTTTTCTTTTTAGATTTTCTTTTTTTCTTTTTAACTTTTTTCTTCTTTTTCTTAGTTGTCATAGTTTTCTCCTTTAAGATGTTATACTTCTCTTCACTTAACCAGTCAACACCTCCAGGGAACTCCGATTCATCAAACATCTCTTTTCTCTAACTTTAATACACATCCAATCGGCATAACGTTCCTGTCTGAAAACACTTCATCTTTTGTATCATAGCTACTGAAGGTCCAAAGAAACTTCTTATTCTTCTTATAAATATATGCAAAAGTAATCATCTTCGAACATTCAAACTTATCAAACTCATCCGCGGTGGCATGGCCGGCATCCCCGGTGATATCAATCCAGTGAATCTTATAAAAATAATACCTCTTTTTGTTAATGATTACGTGCTTATATTTCGATTTCTTCCGTTTCATGCTTCCTAGAACTCCTCCGACAGCCACTATAGACTATAAATATATATTTTTCTATTTCTCTTATGTGCTAAAAAAGTCTGGCAGGCTGGCAGATTATATATAAATATATAAAAAAGGTATTAGTACCAACGGTTCTAGGTCATTTTCGGTCTGCCAGCGATTTTGATTTTTCTGCCAGTGATGCCAGCAGGCCTAAAAAGACCGCATAAAATGCACTTCTCTCCTTCGATCTATGGGATAATTGGCCGTTTTTCTGCCAGCTGTCTGCCTAATTTGTGCCATAATGTCGCCTTAATGTTGACATCTTTTCAGCAGCAAAACCGATTTTAGCCAACTGTTTATCAATGCTGCCTGTAACGTCTTCATGTCCAGGCAATACTTTCCCGCTTAAGAGTGCATCGATCTTGACCAATGCTTCTTCCTGATCGGCAGTGTAGCGTTTAATCAAGGCTTGATAGATTCTCTCTCTAATTGTTCCTGCTTCTCTCATTTTCCTCCTTTCATTAAAATGCCCAGCTTACAAAAGAAAACCTTACTCCTTTGGTTATTTCTTTTACTTCATGTGGATACATAAAATTAGATGGAAATAATAATATATCGCCGCGCATTAGTTTAATTTTTTTTCCTCGACACATAAATTCTCCACCTTCATAGTTATCATTTAATAAACCAACAATAGAAATAATAGGAATTCCTTTGAGTTTCCCATCAAATAGACTCTGAATATGATCATGATGCATTCGCATTTTAGTTCCTACTTCATAGCGGTTAAATCTTACTTGGCTTATGTGTTTTATCCATGAGGCGCTGGATGTAGAATACTTTTTTTGATAATTTTGTAAGGCGTCCCCTAAATATTTTCCCAATGATTTAAATTGATCTCCTGTAGAATTTATTATATCCAATTCTTTTTGTGGCTTGGAATGATAATCATCTCGTCCATAATTATACCAGGAATGTTTGGACCATTTCTTTTCCGGTAATGAGGATTCTCTAATCAAAGACCTACATAATGGGGTAGGTATTAAATTCTGAACCATTATATAATCATCAACGTGGTCCATCATTCTCCTTAATATTTAAGTGAGTTGAAAGAGATTTCACTCCTAATTCATCAAAACAAAAACTATTAAAAGCTAAACAATATCTACTTTCTTCTTTAACATTAGGAGGCACAGAATGTCTTGTTGAACTGGGAAATAAAATTAATTCTCCTGACTCTGGTTCAAAATGCCATGAATCACTATTCAATCGATGGTTTTTAATTCTAGGCAACATTATTCGATCAATAGTATTTTTATTAAAAGAAATTCCAGCATGTTTCTCATTTCTAAAATAAAATACTCCACTTACAATGCTATTGGGATGTGTGTGTTCGTGGGCAAAGCTGTTATGAACGTTGCGTTGCACCCATGCCTGGGTAATAGATAATTTTTTATCGGTGCCTAGAATGCTGCTCGTATATTTATCTAAGCCTTCTAGGAAAAATTCTTTAAGCTTAGAGAGTTGCGGGTGTTTCATTAAATAGGAGTCTTTGCTTCTAAAAACCCCAGTTATTTGTTGATTCTCATACTCTAACGATCTAATATATTTAAACTCTTTTTTAAAATCTTCTGCGTATTTAGTAACTAGAAGAGTTGTAGGAAACAAAGCTATAAGTTTGTCACTCATAATTTCTTGGCCATTCCACCTTTTCTAGCTTTATCTAATTTTTGTGCTTCTTTTTCAAAGTCCTCTAATAATTGATTTGGATTTACATTAGCTTGTTCCTTAGGATCTCGGATTAAATCAAAGTATTGATCTAAGCGTTTTAAAAATTTATGTTTCCATTTTCTTAACTCAGCATCTTGGAATTTCCATTCTTGAAAGTAAAGATCAGGAGTACACATCATAATAATACCTTGACGTATATTGCTTCCATAAACATAATCGTGAGCCATTGCATACGCTGCTATCTGAAGAAAGTAATCTTCGATCCAGTCTTCTTGTTTGGGGCGGTTTGACTGCTTGAAATCAATAATAGTTTCCATCCCATTATGTTCACAAATTAAATCTGTAGCCCCAGCATAGAGCCCAGGATAGTGGAGTGTAACTTCAGAACCAAAATAATAAGAGACAGGAGTGAGTCCTACCTCAATAACCTTTTTAGCCATTGGTTTAGCTTCTTGACCGATCGGTGTAAGATCATCGTACCCGGATTCTTTGATGTGTTTCTCAATAAACTTATGCATGGCGCTTCCCCTAAGAGAAGAACGATTTTTGATACGTGTTGCTTCGTCATCGCCTACTTTTTGTCTCCATTGTCTTATATATTGATCATCTTTTGTTTTTGAAAGTATAGTAGTTACGCTCGGGAGGCGGGCGCCTTGAATTTGGTAGGTCCGTGAGCCGTGGTCCGTGGTGCTTGTCCCCTGGACATAGCTATATTTATTATTTTTTTTCATTTTAAAATTTCCTTGAAGCGGCCTTTCCAGGAATATGCTCCGTGGTGCGTGGTCTCTGAGTCAATGTTGGCATAGATCTTGAAGCCCGCGCCCCGGACCAAGTCACAAAAAGCCAAGTCCTCGCCCTTCCAGGCGCCGCTACTCAGGTAAAAAGAAGTATCCCAAAAGTTATAAAGATACGTGGAGATCGGATCTTCGGTGGTGGGCACGCCCATCACTTCATCATTCATCTCTTTAAGCTTATGATCGGGAATAGTAATCTTATAATTAGAATTTTTTTTCATGAGTCTTTCAAAAACTTTACGGTGGATGAGCATGAGTCCTGCGGGTCCGGCTTCAATCTCTACAATGTCAACCATACCCAGTTCTTCAATATCAATTTTTTTCGCGTCCTTGAAGCTCACGGGATACTTAACCTTCATATCCCTAAGTTTTAATCGGTACGGTGTACAAATGACATCTTTCTTGGTAACTAACATTCGAATCACAGCTTCAGGTTCGAAGGAGACATCCGCATCGATAAAGAGAAGGTAGTCGTAGCCGCTGTGTAAGAAGCCACACGTGACCATGTTGCGGCCGTGCGTGACCAGGGATGAGTTAATCGTTCGGAATTGAGCTTTGATACCGGTCGTACGGAACTGATCGAAGAGTTTTAACAAAGCCATCACCGTCTCACGTTTGACGGAGTCATAACAAGGCATTCCCACAAAAACACTAGGTTTTAATTGTGGGGGCATCTCGTTTTTTTCCATTTGCGATAGCCTTTAATCCATGTTTCGTGGTCCCTGTACTTCCAACGTTGGTCCCAGGCCCAGTTGTGAATGCGTCCGGCCCAAACTTCAATAAATCTTAATAAATTATCTTTCATATTTATACATTATAAAATGTGTATCGTACCGTCAACTCTTCTCCTTCTTTAACATCTCTTAATGTAACAAGACTCCATTTTTTTGTAATTCCTTTCGGTTCATCTCCATTTATTCTAAGTTCAACCTTAACCGTATTGGCCTCATTGGAATGATTAATAAATCCTCCCAAAGGAGTCCTGATAATTTTGGATCCTAATTCTAAATGAGTGACACCTAGATTTGTGCCTTGGGAAATTCCTTTTGTCGTAAAAAGTCCGAGTCCATCGATGCCAGATTTTTTAATAGTTAGATTTTCTGGAAGAGGTTGGTACATTAATGGATACTAATTTTTTCTACATTATAAGGTTCGACTTTAGTTTTTTTAATAAAATCAATCATCCGTTCATACTCGTCGTCATTTAAGGAAGTTTTATATAAACGTTGACCAATTGCCATCATCGTACCCGCAACGAGTTCTACTGGAATTGTGTGATCATTTAATAGATGCAGTGCATGTTCAAACAGATCTTGATATACTTTTTTTTCGTCAGTTATCATTTTTCTCCTTGTTTTATGGGACCAAGATAGTTCATTCTAGAATCTTGATCAAATAAAATATTTCCTGAGACCGAGACTCTTTCAACATTTGATCTAAAAGGAAAAACCCAATGCTGTAAGGCCGATGGAAAAATAAATAAATCTCTTGTCGCTGGCATACGATGGACAACGCTAATACATTGACGATTTCCTTGTCCATATATCCAAGATATTCCTCCGGGACCTCGCATAGTTCCTTCAAATTTTTTATTTTCTTCAATAAGTTCCTGAGGTACATCTGCATAAAGAACAAAAGAAAGATCTGATCCATGATCATGCGGAGGATTAAACTCATTAGCCTTCATGTAGTTGATCCATAAAGCCGTTAACGTAAAATTAGGCTTCATACTTCCGTCTCCACGCCATTTGTTGTACCCAGCAGCATAGGCATTAAAATAGTTTTTTAACCATCCAGCAATTCCTTCTGCATTTTCTAACCTATATTCTTCTGATAAATGTCCTGCGAGTTTAGCTCTGTAGTCATTAGATTTTCTACGAGATTTTTTTCCTTCTTCAAGAATTATATCACATTCTTTTTGTGTAACTTGAGTGTGAAATAAAAATGGTCCCCAATGAAAATAACTATATGGAAGATCTTCAGTGGGAGTTGTTGAGTCCGTGGGCTTTATCATGGATGTATTCTTTTCCTTTTTCATATACATGTTCCTTTATACTTTTTTCTGTTAATGCTAACGTCGTAAAATCTACACCATTATAAATTTTGGCATAGGTATTCTGACTTGCAGCCATGCCGCCAATGCTTCCTATGAGCGCCAGTTCACTGCAACCGGTGGTGATGATCGTGAATAAGCTTATTAATAAAATCTTCTTCATATTTTATTTCTCCATTGGACTCACACATCCAACATTGCTTCACTTGTGTATTACCCTTAATGTCCACAATATTAATGTGTCCATTACCACTACAGTTATCACAGATGGCTTTATACGACATTATAAATCCTAGGTCTACCCCCCTTGGCACCCATGCCTTGGTAATAAAGATTTCTTTTTTTCATTTCTTTTCCAGCTTTTGCTGCATAATAAGAGTTTCCACTTAAATGTTTCTTCCTATATTTTGGTCGTTTGCGTCCTCGTTTAGGTCCTTGACGGTAATGAGAAGTAATGGGAACATCTACATTCCAACCTTGCTTTCTTAAAATTACTTTTTTAATTTTTGCTTGAACGTAAGCAGGATTGCGTCCAGCCATTTCACAAATGTCTCTAAAATGTCTTCCGCCTTCTATAAAGAAGTGACGCGCTGCGTCACGATTGTATTTATAATGACTCTTATGGGAAATGTTAGCCTTCCTGGTCATATCTAAATCAGGAGGACCTTTACAGGCGTCTAGGACTGCTCTGGTTAAGACTGCAACCCAAAGATCTTTTTCCGGTAGGGTTACTTTATCTTCGTTAATTTCTGTGGTGTGCCCCACCCAACCTGTAAAACTATTTGCGGATCTTCCCATTTAACTTTCTATCTTTCTCTGTTGCTAATGCTTCTACGGTCTTACTAATGGATAATTTTGCATCTGGTAATAAAGTTTTTGATAATCTTACCAGTGTGTTATAGGTATCATGTGTAAGCGAAACATTGCGGTATTTACTAATATCTGTCATGTTTTTTACCTTTCATTTTAATTGAGAATATAGGATTTTACGCAAAAGATGTCAAGATGAAATATGTGTTAATAATATGGGTGTGCTCATTTATCCAGGGCAATACCTGCCTGGCGCCTGTGCAATACCCGACCCTATATGATAGTTGGTATGAATGTACCCGGGATGCCCATGTGGAATCTGTAAAGCTTTTATCCAAGATGGGATATGCCTATGTAAATAAATATCAAATAGGAACTAAGTATAATTGTCGTGGAGTCTACACTTATTGACAATTGTGTCATAATTGTGTTACTAATAAATCCTCACCTTTTATACCTATCCTCTCTCCCTTTAAGGATAGGTTATTTAAAAACGTCCCCTAACGACCAATTAACTAGAGATTGTCGTGTTCCTTTGGTTATAGGGGTAATTCTATGAAATATAAAAGAAGGAAAAATAATAATAGTTCCACACTTTTGACCTTCTTTAATAGTTACTGTTTTAATTTTTGCATCTTGGCTTAACCATTTTAATTGAAGGTTTCCTCCTTCATATTGAGACGGATCCGTGAGTTGTAGGGTTAAGGATAATTTTCTTATTTTACCATCAAAGTTTTTATTTTTATCTTTTTTAGGTGTGTCGGATTGATCGATGTGCCACCCATAGTAGTCGCCCTTACCATAAGTAGTGAATTGAGAGGTTTCATTCCAATCGAATTGAAAGTTCCAACCTGCATTCTTATTGGCAGTATGAATAAAGGGATTAATAATATCATAGATCCATTTTTCACTTATCCAAGCAACTGTAGATTTTCTGCGGTGCTTGCCCGCGGCCAGTTGTCCCGGTTGTTGAATCTTTGTTGAAGCCGCTTTTATAATGTCTTGGCATTGTTGTGGTCTGATTGCTTTGACAAAACTCCAATACTTATATTTCAATTGTATTGACAATACCAACCACTTACTTGTAAATTAGAATTATTTAAAACCCAGCCTTGATCTTCACCTTTTTTTTCAGGTCCATGGTACGTGGCTAGTTTTTCTAGAACCGCATACCCTTGACTAAAACAGTCGGGATTAACTTCCTTCATTGTGGGAAACGTGAGCAACGCCCCCGTTGCTAGAATCATGATGACTTTCATATTTTATCTCCGATGAGGGCACCTTTAAAGTTGAATGAAATAGCATATTTATCTTTATGCCGAATATTTCTTTTAGTATAATGCATTAAAAAAGAAGAAAAAATAACAAATCTTCCTTTTTGAGGAGTAATTTCTTGGTTAATTTCTGGGAAGTATAATTTTTGATAATGATCATTAAGATAAAGGACACCCGAAAGATAGAAAGCACCATGATTATGTTTTTTCGTATAGTCTCCAAATTTTTCTATGATTCCCCACGCCTCATGAAGATAAAATTTGTCTAAAGGTACTTCCAAGTCTTCGAGATGGTCTATAATTTGTAATAATAAAACCTCAAACTTTTTCTCCTTATTAAAAAAGTTCCACTCTGTATGTTTACCATACACATTAGTTGCATAATTTAAGGAAGAGGTTTGGATGCCTTCGTCTATTCTTTTTTTTAAATATTTTGAATCTATATCCAAAATACCTGTCGTGAAAATATAAGTTCTAGGGATTTTGGATATAATTTCTTTATCAACTATTATTTTTTTCACTTGCGAGTTTCCTTACCTTCTTTAAAGGCTCGGACTTGGATGTGTCCTTTCTTATTAAAATAAGTACACCATCCACTGAATTTAGGATATTTGAGTAAGAGACTTTTAAATAGTTTTTTCCAACTCATTGCTTTCATGATCTCAGCTTCTCCGCCTTCGCTAGTTATAGTATATTCGTATCTCATAATTTATTTTAACTCAATGAAAAGTAACGATCATTATGACTCGTTTACCTTCTGTAGAATTAATAAAATAGTGATCATAATAATCACTAAAACTTATAGCTTTAAAAGCTTCAGGAGTAATACGTCTATGCTCTTTTTCGTTATGTAATAAAACCGTATCTCCATCGATAGTATTAAGATAAAAAATTATTTGATGATATGGGAAATTGTGATCTTGGTGGATTGCACATTGACCAATCTTTTGAGGAAGAGTCAGATTTAAAGAAGCCCTTAAAAATTCCTTAAAAGGAAGCTTATGTTTTTTAATAAAGCGTTTAGCTATTTTCAGCCAAGGTTCTGTTAGGTCTGAATGATAAAATCTTCTAGTATTAAATACATTAGTTGAAGACTCAGGACGATTCTCCGGCCTTTTAAGAAGTCGATGACTAAGATGAAAGATTCCATCGCCTGTAAGTGAATTATCATTATAAAACCATGGAAATGACGTTCCTAAAATAGTCTTATTAATAAACTGACATTCTTCTGGCTTGAGAATGGCTCTATCTACAAGAATTTTTCCTTTCATGTAGTTAGAATAGGTTTTCGTAGGATATATGTCAAGCGCTAATGAAAATTAACCTTGGCCTCGTGAGCGTTTTCTGCGCGGAAGCCGCTTAGAATAAGACTTTGCATGACGTCCGGGGCGCTTGCGAGGAGTGTGTTTGATGTGGGTATAGCCAAAAAGATTAGCTTTTTTGCGGCCCATCGTCGTCTAGTACTGTCATAACGGGTGGTTTTCCAACACCCGATTGAGCTATGGGCATAAATCTAATATGACCGTTTACTTCTTGCTTAGTATCTGCACCACAAGTAATACAACGATAAAGTTGAGAGAAAATAGACACAAAAATGGTTGTTTCCTCACAGACAGGACATGTGCCATTAGTGACCTCAGACTTGATCTCCATTCTCTTTCCGAACAGTCCTTTTCCAAATGTTGTCATCACGTTTCCTATTATATTTAGTCTTATCTTTAAATCGTTTGGGTGTAAAGTGTTTTAATAATCTAGCGATAGGATTTCTTTTAGTAATGCTCTTGCTCATAAACTACTATATACTTATAATATCCCAGAATGAAAGATTTAAAGAAAATACTAATTGTTGGTGCAGGAAATGCTGGTCTTATTTCAGCTTTAATTCTTAAAGCTACTTTTTCAACAAAAAGTATTCATGTTATTAAATC